CTTGTTAGACATAAGGATAGCACACCATGAACCAGAGTTGATGGTGGAGACCCAGTTCTTGAATGGAGCTAGAGTAAGTTGAAACGTTCCAACTGGATTGCCCTTAGTCTTAGCAGTCTGGATAGAGACCAACGACAGCGTTGAGATGATCGTTTCCTCAACACCGTTGAGGTCACTTACACCTTCGCTACCGATACGGTCCGCATAGTTCCAAACTATGACAGCGGCATGAGGAGTTAGAACTCTAAACTGACTCACCTATTACTCCTTTAATCCTGCCTTGCTTGACTTATTAGATTCACTCTGATATCTTTCGAGCAAGTTGTCCGACCTGTAGATTCCTGATCTGGTGTTCATGGATCTAACTGCGTCAGCGAACGCGCCCACTGCGTCCTTGAACTTCATTGTACTCTCGCCGAACGTTCCTGCGGCATCAGCTGCGGCTGTCTTAAACTTGCCTTCGCCACCCTGATCACCGATATCCTCGACGCTCTTAGCAAGCTGTCCAAGCGCCTTAAGTGCATCTGCAGCAGTCTTAAAGTTAGCAGTAGCTTCCAATGCAGCTTGTGAGAGCTGCTTAAAACCTTGCGTACGCATGTCGTCCAGCATCTTCTGCTGATCAGTTCCAGCTTTTCCGGCAACTGCGTCCTGAACCCTCTGCGTCGTTTCTTTATTAGGTTCTTGTGAGATAAGTGCAGTAGCAGCTCTCTGAGCTTCTGCTCCACCGCCGAATCCACCAAGCGTAGCAGCTTGATTATATGCCAGCTGTTCTTTCTGTGTGAGCTTCTCGCCTCTCTGAATCTTATCTGCGATAGCAGTGGCGTCAACGCCTGTAGCAAGACCGGCAGAACCACCTTGTAGATTGGTGATGAGGCGAGCCTTAACTAAGCTATCAACAAGTTCCTTCTCTTTACCTTCTTGAACTTGAATCCCGCGGTCGAACAGTTTGTCGCGGATCTCGTTAGGCTTCATCGTCTTCATGGTGCGAAGCGTCGAATCATCAAGTTGCTGAGCAATGATGGCTTCAGTTCCACTTAAGCCAGTGAGCTTAGAAATACGAGCAGTGGCAGACATGGCGGCGAAGTTAACGCCTGTGTCTGTACCAATTTGTTTCATACGTTCCTGCGCATTCATAGCGCGCTGTAACGCATATTCTTGGTTAGGATCGTTTGTGTTGACTCCAGCTGCTAGAATCTGCGACGCGGCAGCGGTCGTGTCAAGACCCATAGCGCGACCAGCAGATTGCTGTACCATGGCGCCAGTGTTCTCAACCATCATGTTAAGAACCTTAGAACCGTCAAGTGATTTGCCGAACGCTGCCTCAAGAACAGAACTTAATCCTGCTTGAGGATTGTTGGATCCAGCAGAAGCAAGAGTAGCCATGCGTTGCATGTTTTCTTGCATGGTGCCGAAACCAGAGCGTTCAAGTCCACGCGCCCCAAAGATCTGAGACTCATTGAACGTTGAGCCGATCTGCTGTACGCCAATTTGTGCCATCTGAGCCATTTGCTCAGGACTGATGCGTGAGCTCACCATGGCTTCCATGTTGCTCTTGTTGATGGTGCGATCTAGGAATGCGCCACCGCGAGCCCCCATACCGATAGCGGCTTGGCTCATGCCAACTCCGAAATCTCTAAAGCCTTGTAGTTGGGTAGCTGTAACCATAGAAAGCTGACGACGAGCTTCCATCTGAGCTTGAACAGCAGCGATTGCTGTGCTGCTACCAGAAACGTCACGATACAGGTCTGCACCAGATACCGCAGTTTGTGTAGCGCCTTGAATCACTTCACCCGCGCCCTGAAGGCGTTGCGCCATAGCACCAGATGTAGAAACCGTGTTCTCTACAGGATTTAAGGTAGAGGCAACACGAACGCCGCCTGCAGCAGTCTGAGCAACTCCGCCTGCGATCTGTGCGCTTACTGCTACGTTTGCAGCAGTTCTCAACGAACGGCCAAACGCCTCAGATTCGCCAAACTGACTTAAAGCTAGCTGCGAAGCAATATCGCCTGCAGATGCGGATCTATACGTCTGATATTTCTGGTTCTCGATGGATGCATATCCAGCGATGTTGGACGTCTGTCCCATGCGCTGGTTGACGCCAATAGCTTGGATACCGTTGCCGATAGCGCTGAAGGCACCTTGAGCAAACATCAACGCGTTACCAGCGTTCCTGAACCTGTCGTTGCCTCCACCGCTCGCAGCTTGTGCGGCAGCTTCTTTGACCTTCTCAAGATCTTCGGCAGTCTTGGAAGCAGACTCCTTCATCTTGTCAATCTCTTCGGCCGACTTGCCAGCTGTATCTTTCAGCTTCTCAAGTGCTTCAACGAGCTGAGCAGAAAGCTGGATCTCGCGAGCTTTAAGTTCGTTAGCGGACTTACCGCCAAACTCACCTTTACCAGAAGCAAGTTCCTGAGCAATTGCTTCCTTAAAAAGCGTTCCTCTTGCTCTCTCGCCTGCATCAAACAGTCTGTCTTGTCTACTTTCAGGGTCTAAGCCTTGACGGCGCTGAGCTCTCATGGCTGCGTCGATGCCGCCAACCATGTTAACCAAGCGACCGCGTTGGCTATATATGCTTTGAAGCTGTGCTAGCTTCTCTGGATTTTGCTTGCCCGATTCGTCATACAGACCTTCAGCAAGATTGGAAGCTCTTTGACCTAACGCTCCGATACTGTTCATCGTGCGTTGTCTTCTTGCCTCAAGCTCTTCGTAAGGAGTGTTTAGTGAACCAAGGCTGAATCTTTGACCAGTGGTTGAGCGAGCGAACTCTGCAGCTTGACCATTTACGGAACTTTCTTGAAAGTTGCGTTCAATGGCACTTTGTGTTAGGTTAGTAAATCTTTGTCTTTGGGTCTCGGCACGAAGACCGATACGCGGTTCGAGGGAATTTACGGCCTTGCGTTCGCTGGCGAGCTGGCGACCGATTAGTGCAGCAATGTCTTCAGAAGGACTGGTTTGAAGGGCTGCCTCGTAAGTAGAGACGTTTCTTCTAGCTTCCGCGAGACGAATTCGTTGAGCAATGTCTTCAGCGGTATGGCGACTGGCGCGACGACCGATGCTCTCGATCTCGCTGATGCCTGAATCTTGGACAACGTTAGGGTTGCCCTTGTTTGACTTGTTCTGATCAGCCATTTGCCTTATTCAATCCAGTTTCTATTTAATAGACGTTTGCACAAAACTTCCCCTAATTGAGTCTTCTTGTCTGATTTAGAAGAATTATCTTTTATTGGGGCCCAATTTAAAAAGTGCTGTAAGTTAATTATTTCAAGTTCCGTTTTTGCTTGAGAAATCGGACAGATGTGATCATAGGTCCATACATGGCCATAGTTATCCCAGTTCATGTCTTGAGTAAATTGGGTTTCAATGTGTTTTTTAAATTCTTCAAACGAACACTGAAGCAGTTGAAATGTTTTAGTATTTTTAGCAAAACCCCTATTTTTAATACTGTTTCTTATAAGACTTCTAACATTAAGTTGAAGTTTAAACAATGGGTTATTGTCTAATTGTTGTCTAGCGTAGATTTTTTTCTTTGCTATAATCTTATTTTTATTAGAAATATAAAATTGATTTTTTCTTTTTTGCTCACAGAGTTTACACGAGGATCTAAGACCAAATTTTCCACCTTTATTGGACCCAAAAAGATCAAACGATAATTCATTTTTACAGGTATTACACATCTTCAAATGAGTCATCGATATCTTCTCCAAAACTGTCACCCAGAAGTTTCTTACCTTCTGCGAGTTGTTCTTCCATCCATCTAACGTTCGCTGGATCCTCAGTGGGATCTAAAGCAGTTTTCAACTCTTCCTCGGTTGCCTTAGTTTTAAGCGCATCAAGTTCTTTCTTTTCTTCAGCTTCAGCCCAGTCGAGGACGGCCTTCTCCTTATCCTCCTCTATCTTAACAGAATCCGACTCAGAGCGCTCCTCCTCGGCAGCCCTACGCTCAATCTTGTCGTAGAACTCATAAAGTAGCTCTTCTAATGTGTAAGAGAGTAAAAGAGGGTCCTTCAGAGGTCGGTTATAGGTACGTGACCACCAACTCTGTAGAAATAAGGTAAGTTGCTTTTCGTTGTCGAGATCGGCGCGGGCGTTATAGGCGGCGACAGCTTTTACTGCGTCGACGATGGAGAGGCCGTCTCTGCCTGAGCCTTCTTGCCCTTCTCGATCATCTGTTTTCGCCATTCGACCTCCGCTTCTAGAACCTTGTCATAGAGGGCGACCAAAGCGTCTTCGTCCTGAACATTGTATCCACCGTTCGACTGTTTCCACCACTCAGGTGCGTCTACGATCTTTACTCTCAGGTTGGCGAGGATGATGGCAATGCCTGCTAGACCATCGGTTGGATTTGCGTAGTTGCCTAAAAGGCGAGTCTTCTCGAGCTCGAGACGATGCTTCTGGCCCATGTCAAGAAGACACAGTACCTTGAATTGACCCTCGTAACGTTTGCCGGTATCGACACCCGTATGATCAAAATCAAAAACTGACTCTTTGCTTGGTAGGTCCATGGTAACTCCTCAGTATAGAGAGGATTATACCCGTTAACCTATGAGGTTCTTAATTGCGCCTACAGGATTGCTGACCACGTTGGCAACATTCTCAAGACGAGCTGGTAAGGTCGTGCCCTTAAGTTGAGAACCTGAGTCAGGTGAAGCTGAGGCAATGCCGTCAGGGTACTCAGGATTCTTCTCGTCTCTCCAACCGATAGCTTTGAACTGTAAGGTTACATTAGATAGTTGATCAACTCTGATTTCCTCAGAGCGCGAGGTGATTATAGCTTTATTGGTTAGGAACAGAAGATTGTCGCTGGTATCACGAACTTCTATCTGTATATACTGACCAAACAAGAATGAAAGAACGTCTGGTTGCCAATTTTCTGTGGTAGCTGAAATACCCGGAATATGAAGCGCGGAGATAGTGCCATCTACTGCTAAACGCTGGGGAACAAACTCGTTAGGAAGTGGGTCGTCGATGGAGTTAATCTCAGCAACTGAGGTTCTGATGTTCCAGCTTACACCGAACGCAAATCCAACAATCTTGCCGTTGATCTTGAGAATAGTGCGAGCTCCAGAACTATATTTAGCAGATGGACGAGTGGACAATATTCCAGAGATGTTGCCTGCTGCGTTGTCTAGAAGTGATTGGCCGACTGGCGGTCTATTGTTAAAACCATTCGACATATGTTATCCGCTAAATTGCTGACCGCGTCCACTGAAGTCTGCGACGAACGAGTCTTCGTCTGCGTATAGAGCAGTGAACTGGAAGCGCTGGACAGCAACGCCCTTTTTATTTAAAGAAAAGTCAGCCTGCGTGATGCGGCAGTTACGGATATTGGCTACACCTAAGAATCCACCTTCGCCTGGTCCTGAATTAGTGCCGCCACCTAAGATAGAAGCGATTCCGCTGATGACGCCTGCTGCACCTGCGTTAGGTGACTCACCTGCGACCTTTTGATAAACTTGAATATCAAACGTGGTACCGTTAGAGAACTTACTTGGATCAAGCGCTTCGTGAGCGCGACCGTCGTTGCCGATACCGTTTCTGCTTAGAAAATCCCCAAGTTTTCCACCCCATACCGTACCCCAGTTACCGACGCCGTTACCTGCGTCGTTTTCTGCAATGTTACTAGGACGTGAGCCGATGGCATTACCAGCATCCTTGACGTATCTTAGAACAGTGAAGGAACCGGTGACGGAATATCCGAGTGGTTCAACAGAGGAACCCTCGTACATGCCTAAAACTTTTGGAGTTTGTGTGAGGACTGAAATTGAGTAAGAGAGGTCGGTACAGAAAGCCAGAGTCTTTCCGTTCAGTTTGATCTTAGCGTTGGCGCCATTCACGAAGAATGGTTTGATGCCAGCCATCTGTACCGTCCTTTAATCTCTTTAGCTGAGGTCGATGTCGCCAGAGTTCGACGAATCAAACGACTCATCGTCAGCAAGGATGCCAACGAAGCTGAGGCGATCTACGAGGATGCCGCGCTTGTTGATGCCGGCGCTCTTGCGAGTGAAGCGGCAATCCTTGATGGTGATGAACTCGACGGCTTCAGTAGCCACAGCGGTGTCTCCACCGGCAGTTGCTGCTGCTTGCGTCTTCTGGAACACAGCCAGATCCCACGTCTGCGAGAGAAGTA